GCTCATCAAGGATCTCAAAATCTAAGGAGAACCAGGCATGTTTGATGCTATTAAACCCCTGCTCGACTCTGGACTAATCAACGAAGATGTTAGCCGTGAACTCAACGAAGCGTGGGAATCAAAGCTAAACGAAGCTCGTGAACAAGTCCGTGCAGAACTCCGCGAAGAGTTTGCACAACGATACGAGCATGACAAATCAACAATGGTGGAAGCCCTAGATCGCATGGTAACAGAAGGTCTCACCGCCGAAATTCAACAAGTGACTGCTGAAAAACAATCTCTTGCTGAAGATCGCGTTAAGTTCCAAGCCAAGATGAAAGAATCATCTACAAAATTTAATGACTTCATGGTTACTAAATTGGCTGAAGAAATTGGCGAACTGCGTAAAGACCGCAAGCAACACAACGAAAGTCTCTCTAAATTAGAGAAATTTGTTGTGCGAGCACTTGCGGAAGAGATCCAGGAATTTGCTCAAGACAAGCGTGACTTAGTGGAAACTAAAGTTCGTTTGGTAAGCGAAGCCCGAAACAAACTAGAAAATCTCAAAGCACGTTTTGTTAAAGAAAGTGCTGAGAGAATGAACAAGGCTGTTACCGGCCATCTCAAGCAAGAACTCACTCAGCTTAAAGAAGACATCCAAGTTGCTCGCGAGAACAACTTTGGACGTAAGATTTTTGAAGCTTATGCCGCTGAATTTAACCACACACACCTAAGTGAAAACAAAGTTGTGCGTGAATTGAAACAAGCACTAGCTAGTAAAGATCAAAAACTAAGTGAAGCCACCAAGATCGTCCAGAAGGCCAAAACCCTTGTGGAGTCTAAAGATCAAGAAATCCGTCGTATACAAGATTCCAATGAACGCAGTGCGGTCATGGAAGAATTGCTATCTCCATTAAACAGAGAAAAGCAAGTTGTTATGAAAGATCTCTTAGAGAGCGTACAGACGTCTCGTCTGAAAAACGCATACGAGAAGTATCTACCAGCTGTACTCGCTGATGCCTCACCAAGAGCCCGCAAGGTAATTAGTGAAAGCGTAAGTGTTGTAACTGGTGATAAAACCGTGCCAGCCGCGCAAGAAGAAGATCGCAGTAATGTGATTGACATCAAACGCCTGGCTGGTCTATAAAATATAGTAACAGAGGAGACTTAAATGTCACAAGAACTATTAGAAAGCCGTTGGGACGAGACCAAAGAAGCCCTTATGGAAGGCCTTAAAGGCAATCGTCGCAACTCAATGAGTGTTATTTTAGAAAACACTCGCAAGTACTTGAAAGAGAACGCATCTGCTGGCTCTACAGTATCTGGTAACATCGCTACACTAAACCGCGTGATTCTTCCCGTGATTCGACGTGTGATGCCCACAGTTATTGCTAACGAAATCGTTGGTGTTCAGCCAATGACTGGCCCAGTTGGTCAGATTCACACTCTGCGTGTGCGTTATGCATCAACAATGACTGACCAAACAGCAGCCGCTACTTCTGTAGTTGCTGGTGAAGAAGCATTGTCACCATTCAAGATCGCTGTTGCATACTCTGCAGGCGCTCGCGGTGCTGATAACGCTGCCACTACACAAACTGCCGCTCAAGGTTATGCTGGTAGCCCAACAGCTACCATGGAAGGCAACGGCGGTCGTCAGATCTCTGTTCAAATCTTGAAGCAAGCTGTTGAAGCTAAAACACGTAAGTTGCAAGCTCGTTGGACATTTGAAGCTGCTCAAGACGCACAAGCTATGCATGGTATCGACGTAGAAGCCGAAATCATGGCAGCATTGGCTCAAGAGATCACAGCTGAGATTGACCAAGAGATTCTCTTGTCATTGCGCTCACTGGCTCAAACTGAGTTCACATACAACCAAGCTACCGTTTCAGGTACAGCTACATTCGTTGGTGACGAACATGCCGCTTTGGCAGTTCTAGTTAACCGTGTTGCTAACTTGATCGCTCAACGCACACGTCGTGGCGCTGGTAACTGGGCTGTTGTTTCTCCTGCTAGCTTGACAGTGTTGCAATCTGCAACTACTTCTGCGTTTGCTCGCACAACAGAAGGTACTTTCGAAGCACCTACAAACACCAAGTTCGTTGGTACATTGAACGGCGCTATGCGTGTGTTCGTTGACTCTTATGCATCTGACTCAACACCTGTGTTGGTTGGTTACAAAGGTTCTTCAGAAGCTGACGCAGCCGCATTCTACTGCCCATACATTCCTTTGATGAGCAGTGGTGTTGTTCTGGATCCATCAACATTCGAACCAGTCGTGTCATTCATGACACGTTATGGTTACATCGAATTGACAAACACTGCATCATCTTTCGGTAATGCTGGTGACTACGTTGGTGAGATTGCTGTTAGCAACTTGTCTTTCTCTTAATCCGAGATTGCACTCAAAACAAAAACCCGCTTTGGCGGGTTTTTTGTTGGCATAATTTTTACTGTAGTTTCGGTAAATATTAAAAAGGGCTCGAGCTATATGACCATTATAACAAAACCTGCCGCTGTTGATTCTCCGTATCCCGGAACGCCAACCAACAGCACAGTCACTAATACTACAAAAACTTCGGCAGTGACATCTACTGCTGATTTTGTTCCTGCTACCCCTACCGGTGGCAGCGCACTCATTAGCGAAGTTGATACAAATACTTCAATCTATGCCACTGGTGTTGCTGGTGTTAATAGTCTAGTGGATCGAGGCGTTGCATTTAGGGGCGCAAACGTATACCTTACCCTAGAAGAACAAACGTATGTCACAAACAATGTCATATCTACTGCTGTGCCTGGAAATGGTACGCCTGGCGGATCAAATAACCAGGTACAATTTAATCTTGATGGCAACTTTGCTGGAGATGCACGACTGAGTTATTATCCACAAACTCATGAATTAGTAATTGATGGAAATGTGTATGCAAATTATGTTTATGGTAACGGCAGCCAGTTAACTGGTATTGTGGCAACAACAACATATAACGACTCAAATGTTGTAGCCTTGCTGGCAGATTTTGGTAGTAATACAATTGCAACCACAGGCAATGTCACAGCTGGTAATTTATTAACCAGCGCCGAAGTAATTGCCAATGGTGTTATACAATCAGGCACAGGACTCAGCACCGGCGGATACCTAAGTGTGAATGGTACTACTGACCTGCACGACACCACTGTAACTGGTAATCTTTCTGCTACTGGTGATGTTACTGCTGGATACTTTTTAGGCGATGGTAGCCAACTAACCAACATACCTGCCGCCGGAACCTCTGGAGACATACAAGTAAACTGGCTGGGTAGTTTTAGTAATCAAGGTGGTACTCCGGGTGATACCTATAGCACACTACAGTTTGACAGCAATGGCATGCCCACCTTGGATGGTACTGACGCATATCAACAACGTGTTGACTACTCACCTTACCTACAGGTTCTCGCTCCCAGAGTAGAAAGTACAGACTTTGGCATTGTTGCAGGACCTGCTATACAAATAACTGGATATGCAGACAATGTTTTTTATAATACGCCCCGTAGTGCTTACCTGTCAGTTCAGGATCAAGCCACGGCAACTCAGCAATGGGACTTTGGTATCCTGGGCAATGGCAGCAACGCCTTTAGCATACAAGACAGAACTGGCAATCAGGTCTGGAGTTTTGGTACCGACGGCAACATAAACATACCTGGACTGGCATTCAACATCAACTATGCCAATAGCGAGTCAGCCACGCTAAGTCCATCAGTGGGAAATTCGGGTGCAGTACAGTTTAATTGGCAAGGATCGTTAAGCAATCAGGGTGGCACGCCAGGCGATACCTATAGCACTATGCAGTTTGACAGTGATGGTTTATTGAACGTCAACGGCACCACAGCTTATCAACCAAGAGTTGACTACACGCCTTATATGACAGTCAACACACCAAGAGTGGAAAGCACAGATTTTGATGTAGTTGCTGGTCCTGGCATCACTGTGGTTGGCTATGATGACAGCTATAATATTCCACGTAGTGCTTACCTGTCAGTTCAGGATCAAGCCACGGCAACCCAACAGTGGGATTTTGGTATCTTGGGCAATGGCAGCAACGCCTTCAGTATCCGGAACAGAACAGCAAGTACCATTCCTTTGGTGATCAGCACAGATGGTACCGTTACTGCATCCACTATCATTACCAATGATATCAGCAGTGATGACAGTTCGTTTGTGACCATTCAAGACGGACTCAATGTGGTCGGTGACATAGAAACTCGCGGCAATGTCACTGCGGATTATTTCCTTGGCAACGGTAGTCAACTCACTGGCATCTCAACTGCCGACACCGGCAATGTGACCTTTGATGACGTCAACATCATTGGTGATGGTAACTTGCGTTTACAGCCAGATCCTGCTAATGCCAGTGCTTATTTAGATATCTTCTTAACGGGTGGTGCAGGCCCAGACATTCATATTGCCGGCAACGGTGAAAATGTCATCATTGGCCGTGATACAGGTGCCAATGTCGCTGTCAATGTTGATGGCAAGGTTTCTATACAATCTGATGCGGGAACCCCTTATACTTGGACGTTTGAATACGACGGTAATTTAACATTACCACAAGATGGCGCGATCTATGAAACCAACATTCCAGACGGCGCACTTAGTGGCAGTGCTATTGCTTTGAAACCAGCAGGTGGAACTACTGCCAATCAACAGTTATTGATTTATCCAACTGCAAACGACGGCGATCACATTCACTTGACAAGTGGAAACTTGTATGCAACCGAATTGTTCCTGGGCAACGATAACTTGTATGTCAAACTGGCCAACACCGGAAATGTTGTGATCAACAGCAATGATGATGTAGGCAACTCAGCGCAGTGGACATTTGACACTACTGGCAGGGTAGTCAACCTAGAAGGATTGACCTTAACAGCCGGTGGACAATTCAACATCTGCACCATACTTACCGGTGGTAGTGGTTATGGTGGTGGCGGCAGTTTTTCAGCCACCACAGGCGGTTCGGGTACAGGACTCACAGTGGGATATGGTTATGGCCTAAGTGGTCAGGTGGTCAATGCTTCAGTTATTAATCCAGGTGATGGAAATTATCAGGACGGTGATGTGATCACCATGACTGCTGGCAATGGTGCGGCAACATTTAGACTGACTCAATACAATGTGCTGGGCAATCAAGCCAACAACAACTTTGTGGAGTCCAGCTGGACATTTGGTGCGGCTGGTGGAACCATATTCCCAACATTAACTACACAGCGTGGTGACAATCCTAGTGGTACAATTACTGGACAAACATTATTGTTTGGTGATAACACACAAGAAGCAATCATCTCTACTCCTGATGGTGTAGCTGGAATTAATGGTGATAGTAGTCAGCGACTAGTAATCAATCCAGGCGAAGGTTATCAAGGTGGTGAAGGTGGTGACATCTACTTATGGGCCGGACGTGGCGGCAATGCTAGTGGTTCAGGCGGAGACAT